ACTGGCGGGAACTCCAATTCTGTTTGGTTCATGTGTGTTTGTATTGATGGTTAGACTTTCGATTGTCACTTCTATGTGGGGCATCTCTGTTTTGCCAGCAAAATATTTTGATGCTGACAAATGGCAGATCCTAGCGTCGTCGTCCCAGAATCCTACCAGAGCGTCTGTGAGGCACTTGGATAGGTTGTCTGTATCTGGACGCTTGTCTGCTGGTATCCGGCCTTGGTTGAACTTCTTGGCGTTTAATGCGACTGGACGCTTCATCACGAATGTCAGCGTGAGCCGGACAGGTTCTGTAATGAGCGAGGCAGGCCGATGTGGGTTCGCATAAAACCCTACAACCTTGATCCAGTCCTTGGCTTTCTGATCCTTGTAGAAGATCGCACGACCACCCATCACGCACACCCGCCGTCCTGAATTCTGGAGGGACACAGGAACGACTGGTATGGTGAAGGTGATTGGTTTCATTCAGAAGTTTGCCCAGCGTTCGTCTTGGCAATCGCAACAGCGGTAGGTGCAGTTGTTGGGATTGCTCTTGTCCTGCTTGACATAGTAAACCCACTCGCCGTCCAGCACACGCTGTCCAGAGATTTGGTCGCCGCAGTCTTCGCAAGGGTAGACATCCTTCGCATCGACTCCCTTCTTTGAAACAGTCGCGCTCATGTTAGAACGGGATCTCTTCTTCCTCGACCTGCTTGGGTGCTGGCTTCGGTGCTGGCTTGGCGGCGACCACACGCTGTGGCGTGTCAGACTTCTGGCGAGGCTCGCTGATCTGTACGGAGAACTTCTTCACGCCAGCCTGCGTTTGCCCCTCCCAGAGAGAGATTTCAATCATCTCGCCCTTCCACATCGCCTTGCCCCTGAAGTCAGGGTGTGTGTCCTGCATCTTGTAGTCGTTGGGGAACAGACTACCTTTTCCTTCTTTATGTTCGTATGCCATAACTATGCTTCGACTAACTCCTGCTCCTCCGTAGGAGCGGTTTGGGTTTCTTCTTCGGCAGGCTCGTCGCCTCCCTTGACTCTGGCTGTCGCGCTGTACGGCGTGTAGCCAAGAATGTTTAATGCCATCGCGAGATCGCCGTCGCTGACAGGCTCGCACTTGGCGTTAATTAAATGGTCGAGATGAGGCCAGCGATCCGGCACGGATCGGTAGGAAAAGAAGTCCCACCAGACGATCCATGCGGCGCGAGTCTTAACTGGGTTTGGTAACTCATTGATGCGTTCCAGCCATTGCTCTGGTGAAAGCTCCTGCATGGCTTTCTTTGCTTCGCTCTCGCGCTTCAGGATCTCGGCTTCCTCGGCAGGCATCTTCTCGGTGAAGAGGATGTTTGTTCCGCGATGTTTTTTCCTGAACGCATCACGCTTTGCAAGCCACTTCGATTTCACTTCCATAGCGATTTCCACCGCTAGGACATCTGATTCAAACTTCGTCATATGTATTTATTTTGCGCGAACCATGATAGGCTCGCTGGTTTTATTGACAAGGATGTCTGCTACTGCTTCCTCAAAGGCTTCCTTGCCTGCCTTGCCCTTGAGGTTATTTGCCTCTGCGAATGCCTTTTCCAGCGTCGGCACAGATACCTTGCAGGCGGAGAGGAACGCATCCTCGCCAATAATGCCTGCCAGCGTCTGGTGAGCCGCAGAAAGGTTTTCGATTGATCGGCTGGTGCGTCCGGCCTGTAGCTTGCGTCCGGCGATTTCCTGACCATCCTTGAGCCGTTGCTTGGCCTCGGCGCGGAGGGCTTCGATGAATGACTCGACGATGTCTGCCTTCTCCATGAAGTCAGCGATCTGGTCGTTGGTCAGTTGCGGGATGATCTCCTGCTTCACCGCCGCCAGTTCCTTGGCTGTTCCGCCTGCCTCTGGGCAGATGGCCTTGGCTCGGCAATACTTGCAAGCGTCAGGCGATGGTGTGCGTGGTGCTTCTGGCATCAGGGCGATCTCTACGATGTCAGCGATCTCCGCATCAGCTAAAGCCAATGCCTCCTCGTCGTACTCCGCGATGGTAAACCGCGCCGCCATAGGCTGGACAACGGCTACGAAGATACGCTTCAGGCTGGGTAGGTTCTTCTTAACCAGAACTGCGTAGGCTCGCAGTTGCAGGTTGTCAGCCGCGCTGTTGCCTGTGCCGACCCTGCCAGTTTTCCAATCGACTACCAAGGCGGTGTCATCACCCCAATGGTCGATGCGGTCGATGCGCCCTGACCATGTGTCGCCGTACCACAGCCGCTTTTCGATTGTCGTGTGATCTGGATCACCAAGGTTGATGGCCTCCATGATCTCCTGATACTCCTGCTGGCAACGCTGTGCGATTACCAACTCCTCGTCGGTCAGGTCAATCTCCCGACCTTCTAGGAATGCGTGGATGCGATCTCCCATCTCGCTCGCCGCGCTCGACTGCGATGGTGGGCAGGTCTTTTCTAGATTGAACTTGCCAGCGCAGGCGGCGTATCCCGCCATGCCTGAACCGCTCATCTTTTGGTCGCGTTCGTCAGTCATATTTTTATTCGTTAGGACTTGTTGCTAGGATCAAATCCGCAAGAGCTAGGATCTCTTCTTTCCCAATTCTTCCGTTTAAGCAATCAAGAGCAATCTCTACTGCACGATCTCTTTGGATTTCCATGATATGCAACTTTTGACGCATTTCATCGCTGGCTTGTGAAGCTCCAATCAAAACACCTTCCATGATATTTTCTGAAAATTTAGGAATATCTTTACTCATAGGATTATTTATTGAGGCTGAATTCCACTACCTGATCAAAGACTCCAACCAGCCGTGCCATTGCTGGCAATGACAGGTCTGCAACATAGCTAGGTGCTTTCATGCCCTTCGACTCGACAAAACCAAGGATATCATCCTCGCTGACTTTGTTGTCATCCATCAACTTGAACAGCGTCTCGCAGGCTCCTAGCTGTTGCGTAGCTGGCTCTGGCTCTGGCTTTGGCGCAGGTGCTGGCTTCTTGGCGAAGGCAGGCTTGGCTATAACGCCTTGCGTCATAGGCTTGCTTGCCGATACGCCGTCGTCATCCTCGTCGGCGCAGATCATCAGCACCGCTGAAATGGAGTAACGGCGGCTGTAGCTGATTGCCGATCCGCAGGCCATTGGGTCTGACGACTTGACGGGCAGGAGTAGCTTGCTCTCGCTGAACTCTCCTGACGAGTGAATGACGCGAGTGACAACACCAGCGGTCTGGCTGGTTGCGTCGTACTCCGGCATCTGGACGATTGCCAGCCCGTGCTTGGCAAGGACTGGGCGGGTTGCGTCGAGGATCGCATCAAGCGATGCGAACTTGGACTTGAAATGCGGGTTCGTTTTGTCCTTCTGGACATTGCGAAGCTCCGCGATGGCGGCGACTAGGGCGGCGTTTAGTTTGGTTGTCATGTGTGTGTGTGTTTGGGTTGGTGATTATGCTTCGACGACATCTCGGTCTGCGAATGACGCAAGTAGCTTTGCATCGAACTTCAAAGACTCGTATCGACGCTTTAGCGGGATGATTGCACCATCGTTATACGATTCAGGAAGAGTGCCGTCCTGTTGGAAATATGCCCATTGGCGGTCGATCAACATATCGACCTCGTTGCCTTCGTCGCGGACAAGCCCAAGGCGATAGTACCCGCCATCGCTATGGTCGGCTCCTGCTGTTGTGCGAATTGCGTCTGCAAGTGTTGGGTAGCAGTTGGTGTCATGGATGTCGCCGTACTGGTCAACTGATTCGACGAGCCATTCGTGGGCAACTTTGTTTTTCATGTGTGTGTGTTGTGTGTGGTGGGTGATTAGGATACTACCGAAAACCCTTGAGGAATATCATCCACAAGTTCGCAGTTGTGATCTGCAAGAATGTTACGAAGGTTTGCAAAAGTTTCAGAAACCTTCCAGCGATCCTCGCGAACCTTGCGTGATGGAGCGTGATCAGGATCACCCTGAAATGTTTCTTCGATGATCTCATCACCATTGCGATGACGAACGATGCGGAAGGTTCTGCAAGAACCTGTGAATGGATAACCACCTTCACCAATGGCTGGGCGGCTGATTTCTGTGAGGGAGCGTGTGTTGTTTTTCATGTGTGTGTGTTGGTTGTGTTTATTGACTACACGACCAGACTATATCCCAAGCGCATTCCCGTCAACTATTTTTTTGAGCCTGTGTTTATGAGGCTCCAGAGGCGATTTGCTTCCTCGGCCTTCCACCCTTCTTGCCATTTTCAGCGGCGGCACGGGCTTTCGCAGGGCTGGTAACTGACCCTCCCAGCTTGCCAATTTTCTTGAGATGCTTCGTGAGTTTCTTGGTAACTTTTTTCATGTGTATTTGTATGTAGTCTTACCAGCCTTGACACTTGCGACCTTGCCGCGCACGCCATGCTTCTTGATCTTGGAAATGTTCTCGCGAAAGACAGCGCGGTTGATCGGGCGTTCGTGATCTCCCTTGCCTGCTCCTGTGCTGAATTGATTCTTGGGAATCGGCTCGCTCATTTTGAAAGTCGTTCAATCTCCTGCTGGATGTAGAATACAGCTTTCTTCAGGTCTTCGATAGTCTTGGTTTCATCTTTCAGCCCTGCACGCCATAGGTATTTGATGGCGTTGCCAACGCAGAAATTGTGGTGCTGGGTGATCGTTATCGCCTCCACCCCGCTTGGGTGTGAGGTGTAGTGCGCCGGATGGTTGACGGGATCTTGGTCGCGCCTATGGGAGTCCATGTCACTCGTCCTGATTTCCTCGTCCTGACAGGAGATGCCGTCGATAGATGTCAACACGCTGTGGGTTGGCTTTTTTAGTCGCGTCTCCCGCTGGCTCTTCGGCGTGCTTACGAGGTTTTGCGGCCTCGTCAGCACCCGTTAGCTTTTGGGAAATGCGAACAAAGTTATTCGACTTCTGGCTTTTCATCCTCGGCTGTCACGGCGGCTGGTTCTTCCGCTGTATCTGTTGCAAGACGCTCTAACAACCCAAGTGCAATCGTCGCACGCAAAGCAAGTTGTTGGATTCCAGCAATTAGGTCTGTGATGATTTCATGGTGGCTGACATTTGTTAGGTCAACGCTTGCCACAAGTTCCTGAATCGTTTTTGGCCTGTTGTCTTCTGATGGAGCGGCTTCAGGAGCAGTCTCCGTGATTGGAACAATGTTTTCTGGTGTGTTTGTGTCGGACATATTATTGGCGGTTTGTAATGTAAACGAAGTATGCGGCAAAGATTAGTGAACTGGAAAGGATGAATACATCGGGCCAGCTTGTCACGACATCTTCCTCCTTGGGAGTTTAACATTCATCTTTTTGTTCTTGGGCATGGAAGCCTCGTTTGTAAGCGTAGGATTCTTCGCAGTTCCCACACGCTTGATCATGCTGGATTTTGGCTTTTCTGTATTCATGGTGACTTTCTTTGGCAGGGTTGGCTTTGGAAGCCCAACCATCTTGGAGGACTTCTTGGCTCCATCTAGGCCAGTCCTGATAGCAGGCGATGGCATCTTGATGGTGGCGGACATTGGGTTTGCTTTGGCTTTTTTATTCCACATATGTTTATTAGTTAGTTTTTTTCTGCGCGCTGGCGCAACATCGCGTCAGCAAGTTTGTAAGCGTCTTTCGCTAGAGTCGTGTCGGCACTTTCGTCCCAAGTCACCAGCCCCGTGAGCGCGGCGGAGGCGAAGTAGTCCCTGATGCCCATGCCGGAGTTAGGCCGGACAGGAGGGTTTGTTTCGTCTCCGCTGTATGCGGTCACAGGAAATGCTGGGTGATTGATGGGTGATGCCATGAAATTATTTTGTGTGTTGCTTGGGCGGCTTTACCGCAGGCCGTAATTTAGGCGTAAGTGTGCCTAACTTGTCAAGCAATACCCAAATATATTCCACGCATGGTCTGTCTCCGTAATAGTCTTTAGCTCTCATTAGTTAATGTTTCGATGTATATTGGCGTGTGTATTCCGACATAGGCTCCCGCGATATTGAAGTCGAAGTATTCGACAGCCTCATCGTAGCTCATGCCGTCAGATACTAGTTTTGCAAGCATCTTGGATTTATCATATGCGATTGCCATATGTCCTCCGAATCCATCTGCAAGCCCGATGATGCACTCATCGAAGCCGTCAGCGAATAGTAGAGGCTCATCCAGTTCGTCGCTGTATGTATTTATTTCTTCTATGGTCATTCTGCGGCGACTTCTGTTTGTATTAATTTAT